TCTTTCTCGCGGTTCAGGTAGTCCCAGAAGTTGCCCTTAAATCCGTGGTGCGTGAACTCGAAGTTAGACCACACCGGGATTTTCTTGCCGTACTTCGCCGTGTACTTATCGGAGAACGTGTAGTCCTCGCCGATCAGGCGGAACACGCCAACCGGATCAGCACCGCTCGCGATCAGCTTTTGCGCCTCGCCGTATGTTTTGGCGACCGGCCGATCTGCCGAAGTCACCGGCTCCTTCGTCAAATCGAACAGCCACGGGACGCCGCCTTTCTGGTCCGCGACTTCCATGCACGGCGCGTCTGCGGCCATTTCCTCGATCACCCTTCGACTGATGCAGAGGAACCCGGTAGGCACACGATCGCATTGCAACCAATCGTTGACGAACCACAGACCGCCGCCGTTGGGGTTATCGGCGTGCTTGAGCGGGTAGTCCTCGTGCGGTTGCCGGCGTCGGTACAGGCCAGCGCAAATTGGCAGCCCGGAACGCATGAGCCCGACGAACGCGCGCGACTCGAACTTGAGGTCAGAGTCGATGAAGAACAGGTGAGTGCAGTCCTTGTGATCTTCCAAGAACTTTTTGACGAACATGTTGCGTGCGAGCTCGATGAACCCCACGTTCCCGATCACGCCTGCCGTGATCTGGATGTTGTACATCGGGCAACAGAACGCGGTTTCTGCAAGAGACTGTGCGTAATCGCTATCTACCTGCCCGCCGTAGGCCGGCGTGCAGATGTAGGCGTGGAGCGGTTCAGTGCCTTGCTTGTGCTTGAATGGCATGAAAAAGGGGAGCGGGGAGCGGGTTGTTAGCCCGCTCCCAGTCCAGGGTTACGCGTTGAGCAACGACAGCGTGGTCAAGTGACGCACCGCCAGTTCCGGCAGCAGCGGCGCAAAGCCCCACAGCACGTCGAACCGACCGGACACAGTGTCACTCGCAATCGCATACTGTTGAATGAACCGCATTGAGATGTCGTCCGAGACCGCTCGAGAACACGAAGCCCCGTAAGGCGACATATCCTCGAGATCGACCGACGCGAACGCAAAGGCGTCTTTGTGGAACGCCAAATCCTGCGCGAACGCCGTGGCAGACGCTCCAAACCGAGTCACCGTCAAGCCCGTGGTGTCCGCCACACCCGACAGGACAGTGTTCTGGAACGCGTTACCAGACCCGTAGATCAGCGCCGGCTTGACCGTCACCGTGTAGGTGCTGGTTGCCGTCGTCATCGTGACCGAAGTCTGCACGACGAACTGTTGCAGGCGCCCGTAGTTGGCCTTCGATTCGCCATGGACCGCGTACACGCCAGACAGCGTGATGATGTCGCCGGCCAGCAGCGTTCCTGTAGCCGTCGCGCCGGTCACAGACAGCGCCGTCGTGGAGACCCACGAGTTAGCCGTCGTCGAGAGACCGAGCGTCGTGCCGAAGGTCAGCGGCGAGCCCGCCATCGTGCCCGTGGTGTGCGGCGGCAACAGCGTGTTTTCGCCTACATCCAACCCACCCGTGCGGCCCATCATCCCCTCGCGGAATTGCTCGTTCAGATTGCTCTGAGCTGCGAACAGACCCTTGGTGGCATCGAGGAACTCGACGGTTGATGCAGGATTCATGATCGCCGTCCGGTCAGCCACCGGTCCCAGTTCTTCCTGAATCCGCTGCCCCATCTTCTGGAAGTAGCGGTACGTCATCACCGCGTTGGTGGTGGCGTTCACGCCGTTGTTGACGACCTTGTACGCCGCCGACAGAGCGTCGTACTCGATCTTCGCCGCCAACTGTTTCATGGCAGGACGAATCACACGCTTGCTGTAGTCGTCCAGCGACATCGTGCGGTCTTTCGTGGTGAACGAGACATCCACTCCGTACTGACTGAGAACAGCCAGCGGCGTCGAACGCTCGAAATGATCCTGACCGGCGAAAGTAGCGCTCGTCCGAACGCTGTATTTCGACGGGAGGCGCATGTTGATCGTGTCGCCGGCTTTCATGCCTGACTTCGCGAACTCGTCGCGATAGTCACGATTCACGTTCGTCAGGAACGTGCCTTCTTGGTGAAGCACGCGAGCTGCTTCCCGCGTGATAATGAGATTCGTGAGTAGATTGTTTGCGATGGCTGCAAAGCTCCTCTAGTTGAGCGGCCTACTTTCGCCGCTTCTCGACTTGTTTCTCTCTCCTGCGCGCCCACTCTGCGTCGGATAGCTTGTCGCTTTCCGGGTCGTCTGGCCTGAAGTTCCCTCCTGGGTCTCCAGAGCCCGCGATCTTCGGCTCGGGCGGCGGGGCCTGACTGAGCAAGGCTTTAGCTTTGGATGCTGTAGCGCGGTCGAACTTCAACTGCGCAGCTAACATCCCAAGCTCATAGGCGGCGACTTGTGGAGGAAGTGCGGACAGGCTTTGCGCAATGTCTGGGTTCTTACCCAGGTGGTACGCGATCTCCGGTCCCTGCTCCGACCTGACTACCATTTCGGCAATCTGATCGGATATCGGCGCGTAGTTCGCTACCTCGTTAAAGTCCGGCTTGTCCTTCGCGAAATCCTTCACACGTCCGACGTACTCCGACAGTTCGCGCTGCTTTCGCTGCGTGTCCTGCTCGGCTCTCAGTTCGCGTTTTGCCGCTTCAGTAGCAGCCTTGGCCGCGCTCTGAGAGATGTACGCTTGATGCTGCGCTTCATCGAAGTTGAAATCGGCTAGGGTTTTCACCTTCTCCGCTAACGGAGACTGTTGAACCTCGGCCGGCTTCTGATTCCGCATCGCGAGCTCGCGCCAATGATCGCGGTCTCGCTCAGCATCTCGCCTGTACCTTGTCAGTTCTGAAAAACGCTCACTGAGCCGTGATGTCTCAGGCTCAATAGTCTCGCTGGTTTTCTTGGCAGCGGCCGATGATGGGTCGGCTGCGTTTTCCGGCTCTTTCTCGACGCCATCCGGCTGAGAGGGAGCGGAACTTACGTTTGCATCAATTTGAGGCGCAAGCGCCTCCGTGGTTTGATCCATGAGAAGCGCCTCGCTGGCGGATTGAAGCCCAGTCGTGCCTGACTGGTAAGGTGGACCACAAACTAGCGCAACGCGCTACCTATTGCAACGTCTGCTGCTCGTACACCGGTACTGCCGACGTGTGCCCGTTGCTCTTAACCATGTCAACGCGCAGCAAGCGCGGCTTCGGCGGGACGATTACTGTCGGAGCCTGCCTCGCCTGCATGTCGGCCATCGTCTGCACTGTCTGCTGCATGAACTGCACTACCGATTGATTGATGTCTGCCAACGATTGAGCAACCTGCGTCGATAGCTGCTCGCGTTCGTTTGAAAGCTGGTCCTCGCCGGCTGCGCTCTGCACTTCCATAGATTTTTGTGCTAACCCTGCTTCGACCTTCGCTACCTGCGCCTCAAACTGCGCTCGTTGGGTTTTGAGATCGGCAATCGCGGTCCTGACATTGGCCTCGGCTTTCTCCGCTTCGGCCGTTTTCTGCTCCGCTTCCTGCGCAGCTTGCTGTACCGTCTGCCCGAGCTGCTGTACTTGCTGCATGGCCTGCTGCACCTGCGCCATGCCCTGCGCGACTTCGGGCGGCACTTTCTTGTCTTTGTTGACGATGGCTTGAATCTGCGGAGGCAGCATCGCCTTGAAACGTTCCGCGATTTCCTCAGAGTACGGCGCGTCCATCGCCTTAAAAAACAGGTCGCCAGCGATCTGCTGCGCGGCCGGATTCTTGCCGAACATCTCGCCGTAGACCTCGACCGCCTCTTGCCGCTTGGTCTGGAAGTTCGGTCCTACCGTGATCGTCACGTCGAACCGGCCGCGCTTCACGTCGTTGAGCTTTTGCAGCGTGCCGGTCACAGGATCGACCTGCCCTGGCACCGGCTCGTTGATCGTCACGTAACTGTCGCTACCGTCGGCTCCTAGCACGCGCAATGCCCGCGCCGTGTCGTAAACCTCTGGGATCAGGTCAAGAAAAATCTCGTGCGTCCGCTGCACGGCTTTCGCCATGTTGTCCTGGAAGTTGAACGTCGCGATCTCGCCCTGTTGCTGCGTCGCGATGATCGCGCGGCCAGACTTCGCGCCGGGTATTCGATCGCCGACGTTCGTTTGGTAGATGCCGCTCGTGCTGTTCAGTAGCTCAGATGCGCGGTTGCCGAGCTCGAGCATGGCGACCGGCAGCTCGGGGCCGCCAGTCCTGGCAGGCGCACCGGGAGCTGCGGCATCGCTGTTGTACAGCGCGAACGGAAAGCCCTGCTTGAACGCCTCGGCAATGCCCTTCTCGTGCCCCTCGGCTTGCTTGGCCGTCATCCAGTACGGCGCTTGCAGCCACCGCGCGGTCGCTTCCATCGCCGCGGTGTTCGTCTGGTTGAGGTTTCGCTGCGCGTCCTTGCTGAACCGCGGCAGGCCCCACCACTTCCACTGTCCGTCCACAACCATCTGCTCGCCGAACACGACGACGAACCGGTGTTGTTTGCCGGCGCAGACTTTCGGCTTTTCGAGCACGGCGTCGCCAGAGACGACGCACATCATGATTCGGTGCGACTTGACCTCACGCTCGGCGACGATCATTTCCTTGGGGTATGGCGTCTTGCCGTCTTTCTCGACTACGCGCCCATCAGCGAGCTTGCACACCGTGACCGTAACCGGCTCTTTGTACCAGTACTCGGCGATGCGAACATCGCCCTCGTCGCCCCAGTCCTCGTCGTCGTCAAACTCACCAGCCTCGAAGTTGACTGGTTCGCGGTTCGGGTATTTTTCCTCGAACGCTTTCTTGCTGATCGTCTCGGTGAGTATCCAATCCTCAGCGTCACGCTTGAGCCCGTCTCGTGCGGCCGGGTCCCACAACAGACAAAACGG